AGCTGCCGGGGCAAGCGCATTCCAAATAACGCTGTTTTCACGCTTGTCAATCTCATCTGAAACCCGCTCAAGCATGCGTTCCATGATCTCTTCAAATGTCTGGTTTTCAAACATCTTCCCCTATCACCTCCTCGATTTCCAACGTCCCTTCATCGGTTTCAACCGAAAAGGACACGTGGAAGGCATCGCCTCGACGCTCAATCTCGAAATCGGTTACCGCAGAAATTCGGTCGTCGTATATGAGGGCTTCCTCAATCAGTCTCGGTATCTCCATTTCTTTATAAGCGTCGGTCGTTTCATGATCTGAAAGAACCTCCTGCAGCTCATTTCCGATGTTATGGCTGTAAACGGCGTATGCGTAGCGCTCAGTTCTCAGCGCCATGTAAACCATTTGTTCGACCGCTTCGAGTCCTGAAATCATATCACCCGTCATCCTGCCTGTTTCGAAATCAATTTTGTACGTTTTTGAAGTCTCAATCACTTCGCTGTCATCCTCGATATCTTCAAAAGATACTTCCGGTGAAAGAGCCACCCGAGCCACCTCCTACTCCTATATCCTGTCAATCACAAAAAACGACTGCCCTCCAGGCATGGCGGCAATCATCACGTGGTCGCCGGCATGCAATTGATTGTAAAAGCGAATCGTTTTGTCTTCTCCGTCAATCCGGATCTGTTCCGTATGTTCTGTCAAATGCCTGGCCACCACCAGTAAGTCGGAGGGGATCACCAATTTATCATGATTGCGGAGCTTCAGCTTGAGCGGAGAAGCGGACACGACTTCAGCCGGCATGACATCAACAGGCGATTCAGCGTTTACGGCTCCAAGAGCCAGCTCTTTTATCGCATCGCTTAATTTCATGAAGTCGCTCCTTCAGGTATTGTATTTTTCGCGACGACATCAATCGTCATCACATGCTTTGTCCCTGCAAAATCGTGTTTATCTTTATCAACCCAATAGGTTTCTTTAATGCCCGCTTCCGGAATCGATATATAAACCGGCAGTCCGCTTTGGACTTCCGGTATACCGAGCGCCTGTATGCTCTTCAGCTCTTTTTTGACGCCTTTCTTTTCAGCCTGTATCTTCTTCGCCCGGTCGCGCAGCTGCGCCTCGTTAATATCATCCGAAACCGTTTCTGTATACTGGAGAATGCCGTATCTTTTCATACCGGCTTCATCACTGGCTGATGCGGTATAGGTTTTGTTATCTTTCTGCTTTCTCAGTTTCACCCGGGTTGCCGTTTCATCGATTGACGTACTGTAAGCGTAGTCCGTAATGTTCACACCTGTTTCCAAAACCCAGATATCCTCCGGCTCGGGCCATGCTCTTAAACACAGCTTTCCCTTTTCGGCATACAGCTGATAGTTTTTTCCGGTTTGCTTTTTTGTTTCCCTCAGCGCTTTTAAGATGATGTCATACAGGCTCGTATTGTCTTTAAAGACGAGTGATTTAATCGTATGTCCGGTGCTTGTGATCGGGCCTTTGGGAATTTGAAAATCGTTCGCAATTCGTTTGACAATGTCAGCGGCTGTTTTGTTCGAGAATACATAGACATCCTGGTTTTTCACCAAGTACTGAAGCATGTCGTACGCTTTAAACGTAAGCGTATATTCTTTCGGCACCCTGCTGAACACAATTCCGCGAAACAGTTCTTTTCCTTTCCATTTAAATAAAACGGTATCGCCTTCCTGCACGCTGTAATATTTATGGCTTCCCTGCTTGATCACAATCGACGCTTCGATCGAACGAGGCGCCTGGTACCTTTCTCCTTCCAATGTGACGCTTTCGGTGACAAGTTCATACCATTCGCTTTCTTTTATGACAAATAATTCGATCATCGCTATCCCCTGCTTTTGATTTAACAGAAAAACGCCGGTTCACCCGGCGCATCGTTTTATGGTATTTTCAGCTTTTGCCCCGGAAAAATCCAGTGCCCCGGCTGTTTGATGTTTCGCTTGCTTCGTTTGATCATCGCCTGTTTGTTCGCGTTCCAAATTTTCCGCCATTCCTGGCTGTTTCCGTAAAAACGGCCTGCGATGTGCCAGAGCGTATCGCCTTTTTTGACGGTGTACATTTTTGGAGCCGGTTTGGACGGCCGTTTTTTCTTCGTTTTCTTTTTCTGCTTGATCTTCCGGGGTGATGCTGTTTGGTACTCTTTTAATGTGAGATCAAAATCCCGGTCACCGATATCCTTTTCACCCTCACGATGCGAAAAGTTTTCGATGCTGCATGTGAAATTGATCTTCGTACCCGTCACGAGAAATTGAACCGGTTTTTTTGCTTTTATCCACTTCTCGATTTTGAGAATCGCGTTCTCCGGTGAAAGAAACCCTTTATATTCCGCAAGCGGAGAATACTTTTTCGGAAAATGAGACGAAAATGAAATCGTCTTTGCTCCCGGTTCATTGATAAATGTAACCTCGCCGAACTTTGACACCTTTACAGACTCGTTCGCAAGATTATTGCTGACGTCAAGCTGCTCGGGAAGCACAGGGAGGCGCAGCTTTTCCTTTCCTTGTGTCAGCCAAAATTCGTACACGGATTTAGTCATAAGCTACGCTTCCTTTCGTCCCAATATGAATATCCCGTTCAAGCTCATCGACAAGAGCGCGCTTGATTTTCGCAATCAATGTTTCCTGGTCGCGCTCACTGTGATAATGATTGTCGCCGGTAATATAGATGTTGACTTCTTTGGCGCCGTTTCCAGCCGGCTGCCGGGATCGGGCCCCGCCTGCGGTGGCTGCAGCCGCCTGACCGCTTGAAATGGAACCGGATCCTTCAGCGGGGTTATGCACTTCCATTCCGAGCGCGCCTGCAGCCCGTTGAAGCAAATATCTGCCGCGGATGCCGCGTTCTTCGGGAATGATCCATTCGCGCTTGCCGCCTTCACCCACGCGGGCGATCTGCTCGCTGGTGATCAGGCCGCCGTTGGCATAGCCTTTATAAGCTCCGCCTCTTGCCATGCTTTTAATCCCCGGCGTGTTAAATGGCGACCCGTATCGCGATTTGATGTAATTGATAGCCGCTACCGCGTTGTGAACAGGATTGAAAATATCATTCATTCCTTTTCCTTTGTACGCATTAAACGTTTGGCCGATCGTCTGCATCAAACCTCTGCTCGGGTCTCCCCGCTTGGCGTTAATGTCCCAGCCGTTAGAGGCGCGCGGATTTCCGCCGGATTCCTTTTGAGCAATGACAGAAAGCGGCTGCAGCCACGACGCCGGTGAACCGGTAGCCATGATCGCCTGCATCAGCCACGACTTTACATTTCCGCCGACGGCTCCGATTCCGGAAAACGCAGCTGCCAGTGAGCCCGCTTGTTTTTCCGCAAAACTTTTGACATCGACAGAACTTAAACCTTTGACAATCCCGACCGACGCAAAACGCCCGAGACTCATCATAACCCGGGACGGAGAATGAATATCCAGCTCTTCGCGGAACGCTTTTTCCACTTTTTTCGCTAAGTTTTTTGCAGCTTGAGAAACTTCGCTGCCTTTTCCATTCATGCCGCTGATAAAGTGTCCAACCATTCCTGATCCCCAGCCTGCAGCCGACTGTTTTGAATCAAGGAACGGCTTGTTGATATTTTTATCAACATACTGCGATGTCCCGGTCGGTGTTGCATTTTGCCCGGAAGCGAAGTTTTTGACTGTATTTGCGCCCCAGGAAGATGACGTCTTCACCGTTGTTTGATAAGGCGCATTTACTTTTGCTTGAAGAAAACCACCCGTTCCGGTCGCGGTAGCATTTTGCCCGGAAGCGAACCCGGCGACCGCCTGTTTTCCGTAATTAGACGATTCTGCCGGCAGGCTGCTAAACGGCTTGCTGATGTTTTTTTGCTTCCATTGATCAAGGGAAGGAGCGTTTGAGCCAATCCCTTTGTCAAAGCCGCCGGTGAATTCCCGACCGAAAGCCTGCGCCTCTGCCGTTATATTCCCAACGCCGACAGCAGGCGACACAGAAGCCGAATATGAAGCGGTGCTTGAAACCGGAGAAGAAGCTCCCCCGTCTCCCGCCGCGGCCCCCATGTCGTCAACAACGCGCATGCCGAGCTTAGTCGCGGCCTGGGCAAGCAGCATCTTCCCGCGTCCCCGGTTGTTTTCCGTCGGGATGACAAATTCGTTTCCGGCTTCACCGATCCAGGAGATGGTCGGTTTTGTGATGTAGCCGCCTGTTGCATAGCCGTCAAAGCCATGATCCTTATGGGCTCTTTCCCGACCTTTTTGAAAATATTCAACTTTCTCTCCGACCCAGCTTTTCGCGCCTTCGAAAATACTTTTACCCCTTTCTAAAGCGCTATTCCATTGGTCAGACCACCAGTCCCCATTGAAAACGGTGTCTTTAATGGTTCCTGTAATGGAGTTCCATACAGAGACGGCTCCGTCCCACGCATTCTGCGCCCATGACACTGCGTTGTCCCATTGTTCACCCCACCAGTCTCCATTAAAAACGGTGTCTTTAATGGTTCCTGTAATGGAGTCCCATACAGAGACAGCTCCGTCCCATGTATTCTGCGCCCATGTTACAGCGTTGCCCCATTGTTCACCCCACCAGTCTCCATTGAAAACGGTGTCTTTAATGGTTCCTGTAATGGAGTCCCATACAGAGACAGCTCCGTCCCACGTATTCTGCGCCCATGTTACTGCATTGTTCCATTTTTCACTCCACCAGTCCCCGTTAAAAATCGTCTCGCTGATTGTTCCTGCAATGGTTCCCCAAACATTACTCAATGGACCTAAAAATGTAGCTTCCAAAGTGCCATAAAGATAGCCGGCTTGTTCAGCCCACCAGTTTCCATTTAAAAACGTATTTGTGGCTGTTTCTTTAAGAGATCCCCATTTTTCTCCCCACCAGTCGCCATTTAAAAATGTATTTGAAGCGGTTTGACTAAGGGAATCCCACTGTTCGCTCCACCAGTCTCCATTAAACAGCGTGTTCATGAGATCTTCCTTCAATTGGGAAGTATCAAACATTTTACCGAGGGAACCGCCTGCCTTTTCTCCGCCCATCCCGCCTGCAAAGCCGCCCACTACTCCCCCAATCACTGCACCCGGAGGTCCTGCAACCAATCCTCCAAGTGTCGCTCCGGCAGCTTCTCCACCATAAGTGCCTAACATACGGCCGCCTACAGAACCAATTTTTTCGCCTGCGTTATCTTTGTTGATGCCGATTAGATCTGTAAGCGGCAAAAGTTTGCCTAGCGGACTTAATTTTTTACCTAGCGGCTTTAATTTTTCAAGCGTTGGTTTTAAGGGCTCTAATAATTTTGCAAGTTTACCGGGTTCTTTGGCGGGCCTTAAACTTTTTAAATAGAAGAGAATCTTGGCAGCAGGCATAATTACCCTTGATAGGCTTTTTAAATTCCAACCTTTATGCTCTTCACTTGAACCTGAAACAGAGACCGTTTGACTATTTCCGGTTGAACTTAGCGACTCTTTCTGCGGATATAAACAGCAGCATTGTTCATGACCTGGACCACTTGATTTTGACTGAGAACCTTTTGTTGACTGAGGGCCTAAGATTTTATCAATGATTTTATCAAAAATATCATTGTTCAATTTTTCCATCAGTCTATCTTTAAATCGATCTACAAATGCCTTGCCAATTTCCTTCCCAGTATCCTTTATCCAAGGCCATCCTG